ATGGACCAGAATTTCCTTACAGTGTAGGCCCAGAAGATAAGCCTATCAACTTTCATATGAATGCTTCAGATCAAATGGGCATCTATAAGGATAATGAAAAGCACCAAAAAGCTCCACCTATCTTACCATATCACTTACAGCAAATGAATCAGCTCCTTGGAGACACGTTTACAAATTTAGTTGAAGTAAGAAATATGTTAGCAGCAGCAAAATCTAATGAAAATATTGCCAGTGGTGTTATTGATAATATTAACAATAAAATTGATCAAATTAACGAACTGATACTTGATATTCCGGATGATCTGGCTAAAATAGCTATATGACTATCTTAAGGTCGCTTTTTATTACCATATTAGTATCTGTTGCTATTGGTTTTGGATTACGTAATATATTTGGATTTTGGGAGACTGCAGTTCTCGCTTTCGTTTGCCAATTTTTAATTGCTTTTATTATTTCATCTCTTAAGATTAATAAGGTAGATAATCTAACTGCTGAGTTCGAGGGAGAATTACAACAGCTACTTAATCTCAATGAAGCAACAATTGTATGCCCGTGTAATAACTATACCTTTCAGGAGAATATTTTTATTAATATGGATAATACATATACGTGTGAAAAGTGTAATAATACGTATAGAATAGATGTTAATTTAGTACCAACTCTCTTAACTGAAACTCTCGATGTTAATAAAGCGTTTACTGATTTAGCGAAAGAAGTAAAAGAAAGCGATGATATAAAAATAACATCCGACTATAAGCCAGGAACGGAACTATAATATAATTATATTATGAATAAACATGAATTTAAACTAAAAGACGGTACAACGAAGACAATGGACTTTGATGAACTAGTTCGTTGGGCTTGTCTAATTGAAGCACTTGAAGTAGTAGGCGGTAAAGAAGATATCGATATTGAGAGTAATAACTGGATTAAACCTCTTGCTTTTCAAAAGTATATTGATGAAAGATTTCACTCAATGAAGCATGATCTTAAAGTAGAAGCTTCACTAGGTAGACTTTAACCTACTACAATTTTACCATTAGCAACATCAATAGTTTCGTTTTTATTTCTCTGTAAAGTTTTAATTAAACTATCGATATTAATATTTGGATCTCTTAACCACCCCTTTTCTGGCGTACCAAAAGATTCTAACCCACCCTTACAACTAACTAAGAAGGGAAAGTGTTCTGTGTAGATTATTTTTGGCATATTATAATGAAAATAGTGGTTTATGTAACTTTCGTCGTTAAAAATAGGCTCAATACCTTTATTTCTATCCTCTATTTGCCTCTCTATTAATGTATCACTGAAATCAAAAACCTTATTACGCTTTCCCCCAAAGAAAGCCCCATAATAGTACATTGTAAATAGATTTGTATCTTCAGGAATATAACATTGGGAGTCTTCGTTTCGTTCGAACGGAAAGCTACTTAACCCCTCTTGCATCCATTTTCTTGAATGAAAGTGTTCACCGCCCACAAGATCACCAATAAACCAATCCTTAAACGGTTTTGAAATATTTGTATCAGCATCGAAATAATAGATATAATCTATATCTCGCCATTCTGGCACTTCATCGATACTTTTTATACCGGTAAATTTTGAATTAGTGCTATCTACCCACGTTTCGTGCAATACAGGCATATGCTTCACTCGACGAGACATTTCCTTTGATATACAGCTATGTGGGGAAGTATTAGAAAAGAAAAAATACTTGATAGTATAATCACCTCTATAGAAGCTATCAAATTTTTTTATAAATCGTATTCCAAGTGGAAAATAGCCATTTGAAGCTATTACCACTATACCAACTGTTTCTCTCATACTATATCCAGTTCTTTTTTAACAGCTTGAATATGCTCTTGTGATACTTTATCTTTAAATCTTTCAATAATCTCATTAGTATCTCTACCAATTTCTTGAAAACCTATCATATAATTACGAAACCTATCATCTATTGTTGGACTGTAGGATACGCCTAACGGACGACCAAATCTATGTAACCATCGTAAAAAAGGTAAGCACATCGTTTTTCGGCCCGCGTTACGATACTTTTCATGTATATACCCTTCCTCACCACCGAAACCTCTAAATTTTTTATTAAACCCTAACCAACTGTCCTTTCTGCAAGTAAACAGCCCGAGACCTTGAGCTGGTATTTCGAAAGGTTTTGAATTTGGATCTCTCCCCCTTTTATCTGTTTCCCATACACCCCACATATCTGCGCCCCATTTATTGAGATCAAAATGCGTACTTATACCCTCTATATCGTCATACACTAGAGGACCTTGTAGAAGATTTCCTTTATCCTTTCCTGCGTCATAAAAATCAAGTAACTTAGCTAAGCTATTAGACTCGAGTAATACGTGACAATCCATTACTAAAACATACTCCGTATTAGCTAGACCAAAAATTTTATCTCTTAAAGATGTTGCAGAAAATGCATCAAATTCAACATATGTTAAAGGTTGTTTTATCCAAGCCATTAATTTACGTATCTCTTGACCCTCTGGTGATTTTGGATTGTTGTTAATAACAACAAATTCTAATCGATCTAATACGTCTTTATGATGCAATCTTATAGATTGTAGTGTAAAGTAAAGACCCTCAAAATCATCATGAACACATGTTCCAATAGTAAGTTTTCCCACACTAATAATTACTAAAATTGCAGAATATTGCAATCAGGATCTTCAGGACATATTGTTGTAGTAGGCGGAAGTGTACTAGTTACTGGACTCGGAGTTGTAGTAGTTACAACCGCCGGGGTAGTAGTAATTGCTTCTGGAATCATTAAGAACGGTACTTGTAGGGGTAATATTGGTGCAGGGTAAATTGGCGCTCTGGTTGTCGTTGTGTCTTCAACCTCTTCCGGGGGTCTAGGCGTCGGAGGCGCTGGTGTACCGGGAGCTGGTGTCACTCTCGGAGGTCGAGTTTGTGGCGCTGAGTGCGGCCTTCTAGTTGTCTGCGTACATGGAGGCGGTGGGGTTGTATAGTACGGTGTTGTCGACGTTGTTGTTGAGGTTGTAGTAGTGGTAGTGGTGTAATACGGTGGATAGGTTGTGGGCGGTGGTGTAGTAGTCTCCTCAGTATAAGATTGATCCCAACCTCCTGTTGGACCCGGTCCAGTGCGAATTAACCCGGAGTCAAAACCATCACTACCATCAGGAAACCCAGATGATCCTCCAGATGTACTTTCATCTATGTTTTCTGTAGAAGTATCACCTATAGGTATACAATTTCCTTCTTCATCTTCTCTAAAACCATCCGGGCATACACATTTACCAGCTTGTTCGTCCCACACTTTTGGCAACTCACAATAAACCCGAGGTGGTATTGTTGTTGTTGTTGAGGTAGTTGTAGACGTAGTTGTCGTTCTTTTTGCCCCAATAGCTATAGAGATTGACCCATTAAAGTTTCTAGTAATATAACCATTAAAACTAGTGTTAACAAGCTCCAGGTCCGGAATTCCGGCATCTTCTGTGGTTGCAGTATGTGTAAAATTATTTTCTTGATATTTTGTACCGGCCGGAGAGTCGAGCAGACGAAAACTAAAAAGATTTTGTTTCTTTGTAATTACTTGTGTTTCACCTGGTCTTAGAGCAATTCGTCCACTTTCTGGAGCAAATAAAAATATATTATTATCCTGTGAATCATTTACTATAGATAAAGTCCACTCTTGTTCTTCTGGCGGCGGGGTTGATGGAGGTGGAGTTGATGGAGGTGGAGTTGATGGAGGTGGGGTCGGTGGCGGCGTCGTAGCTCCTGGCGGCGGAGTTGTAGCTCCTGGCGGTGGAGTTGTAGCTCCTGGTGGTGGGGTTGTAGTAGGTTCATCTTCTACTATATCTAAATATCCATGCGGGGCATCTATATGTAATGGACCTTCCATAGGTCCTTTATCAGGGTGAATATGGTAGAACCCTATATATTCTTCACCTGTGCTTCTTAAAATAAACTCCCCACCAGAAGTGTATAAATTTTCTTGTATTATAGGCCGCGGTGTCGTAGTACTCGTAGTACTTCCGGTACCATCGTCAGGTGGCCCCGTTGTTGGTGGCGGTGTTGTAGTAATTCTACTCGGTCTTACAGGGTTAGATATATTTTTGGTAAGTGATTTTGTGTACGGCTCACCATTAATAATTTGTTGAAGAGTAACAGTTACATCCATACTACCATCACTCGGATCAGCTGCCAACACTACTCCTGTTAGACTTAAGTAAACCCTTCCTTTGTGGTCAGGGGTATTAGGATCATCATTAATAGTAGATGCTGTCTCTCCGTCGCTTAATTCTTCTTTATTATTGAAATCTTCGACATAATATATTATACTACCGTCAACGTTTTCAGTTAAAGTAACATAATTAATATCAACAATACCAGTAGTGTTTTGGAAAGAATTTGGTACACCACCAGACCCTAATAGAGGGTATGAAGTTATATCGCAGACAATATCTGATATTGCAACATTTGGACTGCCTATATTAATCCCGGCAGGTTCTGGAGTACCTGATATAAGATCCATAGGGTCGGGTGTTGTATCTGATGTTGCCATTATGCAGTGATATTAGTTACAGTTGTTGACACTGTATTTGGTACAGAGCTCAATGAAGGTGTTAATATAGTTTCTGTGAGCACTTCACTACCTTCATAGCCTTCAACATGGAAGTTCCTCAAGAAAAAATCTTTTGCACTTAAATTATATGCCGCAGCTGTTGCAGGGAGAGTAGCTGATATAGGTGTACTAAATGAAAACCCACAATATATATTTTCAATATTTGATAGAGAACGGTATCTCGTACCTAGTTTAAGTGCTGTGAGTAAAGTGTAAGTAGTTGTATCACTTTCGCGAGAATCTATATATAATGTTTGCCCTAGATTAGCGTATCTAAATCTCAAAGTTCTATATGTATCTGTAGATATAGTACTAAATGTAGTAGATACAGACGAAAGATGATTATAAGCAATTACATTATGTAAAAAGTCTCGTGCAACAATTGACTCCCTTAGTACGTTTTCAGCCTTCACTCCTGGTCTATCATCTCTCCCAGTTAAAGCATATCTCCCTGTAGAATCAAATGCAACCTTAACTAACATCCCACTTAATATACCACCTTCAAGTAAAATACTAGAGTTTGCTTCTGTTTTTAGTACCTCCTCAGCTTCTGTTAATAATGAATATGCTGATAATATATACTCAGGATCTTGATCACCTAAAAATTGTCCCGGTAAGCATGATAACGGTCTAGGTAAATTAGTTAAAAATGTTGAAAAACCTAACTGGTAATTCTTAAAAGTTGTATTATTGGCATCAAAGCTTGAGCTAGGTAGTTTATATTGAAAAGACCATGTAATATCGTAATTAGAATTAAAAGATTTACCTACCTCTACAAAGGTATAAAATCTAGATTCTGCGGGTAACGATATATCAGTCGGGTAACCTTCTAATGCTGCCATATATATATTTAATTACTCATTCCTTTATAAAAGTACAGGTTAGAGAATTTGTTTTCTTAATTCGTGTTTTAAACACTAAAATATAACCTAATTTCTCTAACTCTAAGTGTATTGTATCAAAATGCTGAAATGGTATATTAAACAGAATACTATTTAACTCGTTATCGTATATAACGTAGTCGGAAAACTCTTCACAGAGTGCATTAGCTCTGCAAACACTTGCATTCATGCAAGTATTTATTCTTCAAATGCTTGTAAAATTTGATCTATCCTTTCAATTAAATTACAATTACTATTGTATAGATTACGCTCTTTTGCACTAAAATTAGTATTATTAGATAAAATTTCTTTCAAATCTACAAAATCTTCGTAGTTGAGACCTTCTACAATAATTTCTTCCATACAGTAGTTATAATATTCTGCTTATAAAGCAACTAGTTCCATTCAAACACTATAACTCCGGATCGAGGTAACGGACCGACCCCGCGGTTACTATGACTTGATTGACCACCACCGTAAGCTGGAGCGTTACCATAATAACTTGACCCACCGTTGCCTTCCTCCTCGCCACTATCATTTGTATCCACGTTACCAACACCCCCTAATATTGATACTGTTTCAGTTGGTAAATAATCACTAGTGGCAATAGTAGGAGATGGTGCTGTGTTTGTTCCAAACTTACCACCAGGGGCTGTAACTAAAGCTGATCCTCCACCCGGTACATATATAATACTTGAATTGCCTTCATTATTAGCAGGCGGAGCAGCAATTTTAACTGGAAATACAGTTCCTGGGGCAGCAGATAAATACCCAATCGCTGTGGCTCCAGCATTACCACTTCGGTAACCACCCTTAGCACCTGAACCAGTAACATAAAATTTTACAAATGAAATACCCCCAGGCATTGTAAATGTTGGACTCCCTCCAACCTGTGTAATTACTTTAAATCCAGGTGTTGGCCTAGTTATTGATACCTCACCACTTAGCGGGTTAAAGGTTGTACCAGTTTTATCAAATACCGGTTGACCAGCACCTGCTTTAACAGATGCTGAAAGATTATTTGTAACTGTCAATGTTGGATTTGTTACACCGCCAAAAGCTTTAATAATAAAAGCAAATCCCGAAGCTGAAAGAGAAAATCTGGGATTTCCAGATGATAATCCAGCAGCGACGGTTGTCGCACTAGAGGGCATGCCTGTATCACCAATACCATATAGCATTGTAGAGCTTAAATTTGGAACGTTAAAGGTGTTAAGAACAAAGTTTCTACCATACCCAGGTCCTATTGCAGTAAGAAGCTCAGAGTATGTAACGGCATCAACTGCTTGGCCGTTACAATGTAACCAGCCATATGGTGCACCTGCACCAGCAGAACCATATGGTACTATAGTTCCAACAGGTACAAGTGCGGCAGTTGTTGGCGCTACAGCTGAATGTACTACGTTAGGTACCTTCCAAGTAAGTTGTGATTTTCCTGCTTTATCTGTTGTACTATAACCTAAGAATGTATCTGCTTGAGGTGACGCGCCTGGAAAGGTGTAATCGATAGTTCTAATTTTTAATTTACCGGGAAGGTCTAAGTAGCTAGTAAGATCTGTACTGCGTTGATATATTGAATCAACACTTATCGCAGAGCTTAATGATACTCTATTAGAAACGTCGAGTGTTATAGAGTTTCCTAACGCATCAAAATCAATATTACCAGCTGACAAACCACCTCCACCAGCATCAGTACGTCTTCCAACTCTAATTTGATTTGCAGAGTTAATAGCAATTGTACGATCGCTAGCGCTTATTAAGTTTGATACGGTTGTCCAATCATTAGCAACTGAACCAGTACCTTTTGTGCATATTTTAAATTCATTATTATCTGTATCATACCCATAATCCCCGGTAACAACAGGAGCAAGAGTAGTTAAATCCGCTGCATTTCCTGCCCACTTATTACCAACGAGTACGCCACCAGGTGTAACACCGTCTCCTATATATAATCTTTTTGTATCGGTAGTATATCCAATCTCTCCCGTTTCAAGAGTAATTTGCTTCCGATCAGAGTCTGTGCCCCTTCTAACAAGAAGTTTTAATAAAGTATTTTCTAAAATTTGGATAGCCATGTGTTTTAATATTTAGTAGCTGTAAACAGGTATTGCAAATCTATTAAAAGTTTCATTACTTGAAGGATCACGAACTTTTCCGGAAAGCGACATTGTAATAAATCCTGCTGAACTTAAGCTAACTCCGTTACCAGCAGAATCTTCACCTATACATACTTGCTGTGAGTATTTTCCTCCCATTCTATGTCTAACCTGATTTGGTGCACCGTTAAATATGTTAAATATTGGATCTTCGGCATATTTTATAATAAAGTTTACACCAAAGGCACTAAGAACATTATACGGCGGCTTCGTGTCCGGGCCACGGTGGGTTGCACCAGGCTCGGCATCAGTAGCACTTAGATATCGGACGTTGGTTGTTGAATATGGATTCTCTATAGCTGCACCAGCTCCATATAACATAACATCACTTCCTGTTAATTTAGGAATAAGGAAGTTAGATTTTCCTGTACCACCGTATACAGTTCCTATCTTATCGAAAAGATTTGTATATTCGGGATTTGCTGTAGCATTTAAAGCACTACCATCGCAGAGCAAATATCCTGCTGGCGGTGTTGTAAATGCTTGCGCATGTGGTAATATTGTACCAACCGGTACATTATCTCCAAACCCTGTACCAGATAAACCTGTCGCAGTAATAACATCCCATATTGAGCTTTGTACATCAGTAACTAGACCTTTTTGGACATTAATATAAGGCATCTCTTGATAACCAGAAGTTGCCCCGGTTGTTGTTAAGACGCCGTCATTAAGAGCAAGTATATCTGTATCAACTGACTGAAAGGCAGCTTCTAGTTGATTAGCGGTTGTTACCTGTAAACCACCACCTAGTAATGTTCCTGTACCACCACCAGCAAAGGTTGAAACAGGAATAGTTAAAGATCCAAGACTGTTTAGTACAAGTCTCTTGTTATCATCAAAACCAAATTGCTTTTCAAACACATTTAACGATATAGGTTCTATAACACCGTCAGTAGTTGCCCCGCCTTTTATACCGCTTGTTGTATCAGTAAAAGAAGCTAACTCTCTTTTAGTAATAGAACCAACTTTTGGTGATATACGTGAATTTGATAATACTAAATAATCAGTGTTAAGAGCAACAGATGCAGAAGAGTTTGATGATAATAGACCTTCGCCAAAAAACGACGATCCAAGATATTGACCGTCGAGTGATTGTTTTTTAATGGTTAGTTTATTATTAGAATCAAAACCAATAAAGGTATTATCTGGAACATTACCTATATAACCCCACCCGCATAATGTATTAGTATATGCCTCCCCGGTATGAGAGGCTCCAGTTAATATATACAGCTTACTATTTGCATATCCAATATCACCTACTTGAAGAAATGGCGATTCACTAGTAGCTGGTCCTAAACTAGCTTCGCTAGCAAACGGCCCTACATTAACATTTCCTGCAACTTTACCTCCATAAGATGCTCCATCTCCTACAAATAGTCTTTTTGAATCTAAAGTATAGCCAACTTCACCCTGATCCAAAATAATTTCTTTTCGTTGCGCATCAGTGCCTCTTCTAACTTTTAATTTTACTATAGTAATATTTGCCATGATTTTTTATGATATTCTTTGCCATACATACACACCGTATGATGGTGGTATATTATTATGTGTATCACCGTCGCCGGCTAATGTTGATTGCTGTACATTAGTTGCCCCTTCATTGACAGTAACTAGTTCTGTTCCTTTTACAACCACCGGAGTTGCGTTTTGCGTTGTAGCAAGTTCACCTGCTTGTGCTGCTCCCACATCAACTGCACCAAGGTCAATACAAGCTTCATATACATTAAAATCCCACTGTGGGCCTGCAGTATCAGGAATTACACTTGAGACAAAACGTGTTTCACCATTCCATAAACCAATTACTTCTTTATATTTAAATCTCTCGTCTGTTTGATAAAAGTCTCGAACATCTTGCGAATAATTAGCTGCAGAACCTCTTAGAAAGTTAAGATCAAGAGATTTTCTCATTTCGTCTTGAATGTAGCCCGGGTCGCTAGGATCATCTGTACTAGCACTACTTCCATTAGGATCATTTAAATTCCAGCCAGATTTAGCAGCAAGTGTATTTCGTCTTTGTTGCTGCTCTTGAAATCCAACGGACGAATTTTCTGTTCCGACTGCGGTAGCTTGAAAAGTTTGACCATTACCTACAGGACTGCCAGATGATATAAAAACATCACTAGCCCCAACATTCATATCATGTTGATGTGGTGGTAAATTTGCAACATTAAGTTTAGACTCATATTCCCCATCTAACTGACCGGATCCAGGCGTTACGCCATATTCACAAAACTTTCTATAATCATCATTTTTATCTATAAATTCACCTACACCAACTAAAAATTGACCCTCAGCAATAATTTGCCAAACTGTACCAGCTATTCTAGTTTGCGGATTTATATTATCTAAGGTTAATTGCACGCAACCAACTGGAAAGAAAGCATCCAACCATTCTGTAGGACTTGTTGTAAATCCTTTAGGATATATATAGTTATTAACAACTACTCTATCTCCGCTTAATGCAAGACCTGTAGAATTACCAGCTCCATCAAAAACTTTATTTAAATTGTTGCCAAGCTTTGCTCCACTTAAGTGAAGTAAAGAAGTATAAAAATCAGATATAAATTGATCTGTTAAACTCTCTGGCATATTACTATTATTTATGTCACAATTTGAAAATACTATCTAATGTTGACATTTCCTTGAGTTTCACCATATACTAAACCACCGATTATTGTAACTTTCCCGGCCATTGCTTTTACTGTAAGCCCGCCATCCCCTGCTTTTCTTATCATTGGCCCAGATCCTCTCGTGTCCATTACTGGTCGCCATGTCCGTCCTCCTCTCCATGCTAATCCACCAGGGGCGCCCCAACCACCACCCCCAGCAGCAGTATTCGCCGTGTAAACCCCGCTCCATAAATCTTGATTGCCAATTACGCGTCTGGCATTAGCAGGTTCATATATACCGGGTTGATTAGTACTACCACCGTGAACTAGCGCAGATCTATGATTATAACCATCCCAACCAGTAGGCGATAAGTAGGAAAATCCATTGTAGTTTAAAGTTGTTGTTACTTGAAATTCTGTATGAGAATCACTACCCGGTCTATCTACACCAGCTATAATATAAGGAAGACCAGTTGTGCCTCTATTAACTCCATTAGCTCTCCAATGTGGACCTACTGCCCAGTGTGCGCCATTTCCATAGCCAAATGGTGATCTTAACCTATATCCGGAATTCCAACCGCGGTATGGTTGACCACTATTATAAGCTGTTACATATGTTTCAAATTCTGCATCTCTTGATCTATTTGGTCTTTTTACTACCCGTACATTGACTGATTTGTTATTACGTGGTGCTGTGTTACTCCATGCTGGACCATCAGTTCTTATGTTACCATCAGCATCTATAGCACCGAAACGCGCTCCAGGGATACCTCCTGTACCTCCGCCGCTAGCGGTAGACGTTAATATACGACCACCTCCACCACCTGACCCTTGATCGTCAACACCCCTGCTTATGGCTCTACCCCCAGCGCCGCTTCCTCCAGCTTCACCACCCACGCCTGGTAATAACACACGCGACGGTCCCCAACCAACTGTTACAATATCGCCTTGAGCTTTAAATAGTTGAAGAGAATACTGACTAACAAAATTATTATACCATCGACCGTGGCCTCCAGATTGACCGGGCGCTCCGCCCCTTCCACCTGCAGCAGTTGGTTTATATGGCTTATTATCAAGATAATCAAAGACACTCAAATTATTAGCCTCCACTTCACTAGTAGTTATTACTCTACCATCCCCATCGCCATAGTTATTCCACCCTGGAAGTTGAAATATTGATGCGGTTCCACCCCAACCGCCGCCAGCTCCGCCGCCACCACCCGAATTACCAAGCTTGGAGGCAGAACCACCGCCACCGCCACCGCCGATGCCGCCGGCGGTATTATCAATAGTAATTTCAGAGTTACCTATAACATGTATAGCGTCCCCACCATTTTGTCCATCGGTATAGTAACTACCACCATCACCACCCCTGCCCATAATAAACCCCTTGTTTATTAATGTTAGGCCTCCAGGGAAGTGATCTATGACCATTCCCGGCACTTTATCATTATTTGGATCATCAGAGTAAATGTAAACACCCTCATCAACAATTATGGTAACCGGTGCTTCCCCATTCCACCCTTCACCAGCTGCCCATTCATTTAAATTAAAAATATTATCTTTAGTTGAAACCTGATTTTCTGTAATCACAAACTGCATAGGTAAGTCTGCGCTTGGCCGGTCTTGCGGTGGTAGATCTTGTACATAATCAAGTGGGACACGCCTCCAAAAGTAAAGAGGGTAATTTGGTGGTATATTATTATGTCTTATATATTGACCTGTAGTACTCGATTTAATAATTTTGTTTTGCGGAGTATGTCCGTAATATGTATTTTCACCTCTAAATGCTTGATCTACTTGCTGATTCAGTTCTGTTAATCTATTTACACCCGCCAAAGCTTCAGCCGCGCGTTCTACACCAAGAACTTGTATAATAAAATCACGCGCTTTAATTAACTCCCTGTCCGGAAATCGCCCAGGGTGAACTCTATCACTAGCTCGTGGATCATGAAAAGATTTATTTAACCTATAAGTTACATTATTGAGACTCCAATCAACATCAATAGGCCTAGGACTATTGCCAATAAATTTTCCACTAGTATTCAATATACCACCCCACCCGGGCCCTCCTGCCTGTGGAGGAGCCCAACCTTGTAGTGTTTGATTTCCAAATCTAGGATCAAAATCAGCATCTGTAAAAAATAAACCTGATTCATATCGTGATCTTATAACATGATCTCTGTAGTTTGGAATTCCATTATAAGTGGTATTATATTCGAATGCTTCAATAGCATCGTCATCTAAGTATCGAGCATCTTCTCTCGTTAATTGATCAGGGTTTACAGTTGATCCAAAATAAAATATAAAAGTAGCATTAGTACCTTCTCCTGCTAGCTGCTCAGGAACAGCTTGTATTTGTGTATTAGTGTCATGACTATGTGGAGGTATATCTTTAATACTCAACATTGTTGCAAATTCACCAGCTCGATCTCCATTTTTAGGTGATTCTCTAAATTTATTACCAGCTGTAAAAGTATAGCTTTTATTATTCTTATCTGTACCAGTACCCGCTCCAACAGTAAATAATCCTTGTGATTCTAATACCCACTTTGTACCATATATTCTAGTCATGGGATTAATATAATCAGAAGTAATAATTATACAATTTATTGGAAAAAAAGCATCTAACCATTCTAATTGATAAGACCAACCAACCGGCTGGATAAAATTATTAATTACAAATCTATCATCTTGTGAACTTAAAGATACACCAGTCATGTTTCCATCACCATCGTATACTATTGCAGCTTTTGGCACTTGAACACCGTCTTCAAGAGCATAATGTTGACTAATATCTGCACCGCTTACATGTAGTAGTGATGTGTATTGATCTGATATCCGGCTCTGTGAAAGACTCTCTGGCATACTCTAATATTTATATTAATAATTTGTGGATCCACCGCTCGATGGAGACGACCCATTGCTTGATTCAGTAGTATTAAGATTCACAAATTCAGTATCCCCAACAACGTTAATACCAGAAAACTGATCCTCGTCACTAGTTAAAAATTCTTCTTCTTCTAAAACATCTTCAACTTCTAAAATACTATTTAAAACTTGCTGTTGTAATTCGAATAGCTCATTTATTACTCGTGTAACAACATTATAATCCACTGCTTCGTTTTCATGAAACTCCATGTCTCTAAAATTAACATCTAGCCCGGTATATGTAGTGTAGTCTCTTAGTATTGGGATCCCGCTTGATATAGATTTCTTAGGTATGAGGCTAAGATTTAAAAATATGCTAACTGTATCTTTAATAATATTCTGTATTTCACTATTTAACGAAATGCCCAAGCTTGATTCACAGCTTGTAATTTTCTTATATAGATTTTCAAGATCAAGAGGTACAAAATTTTGATATAAAAGACTACTTTCTTTAAAAAGGTATATACGTCCTATAGTGTGAAGTAAAAAGAACAAATCGTTATCATTTTTTGTAATTAGATAATTAATATAATTAAAATAGTTAGATTTAAGTGTATTCGAATTAAATTTTTTCTGTATTTTATTAAACCTTTCACCGGTATTATTAAAATACATATCTGGTAAATATTGTAAACTGTCTGGATTTCCGAATCCGGAAATTTCAGATGGATTTGATATAAACCTAGTTGTTATAAATCCTTTATCGTTTATCAAAAATATATTTGAATCATTTTGTGAAAAAAGTAACTGAATATCATTAGAGTATCTAGTTGTTTCCGGAGCAGCAACAGCAGTAATATCATATGTTGGTTGATGTCTATATACAACCTTAGGATTTAATTCAGCTGTTAACGTGTCAGGTAAATTTTCCGCATCTAGATGATATAAATAAAATATACCTTCTGCACCTGTACTATTAGCTACAGCTTCTGGCGGTGCTTGACCAGGCTGTGTTAATATCAATACAGAATCATCTGAATCCCTAATATCAAAAGCAATTATAACTTCATCTTCAGCAGCTATATCTTTAACTAGTTTTTGAGAAAATTTGTTTCTGAGAGCAATATAAATTACCTCACCCTCTTCAACTCTCTCCGCATATCTATAACCAAGCAAGTTATTTCCTATCTTAACCGCTTCATCTACAATATTTTCTTCAATAATAATTTTATCGACTAGCTTTAATTTACGACATGGATTAACAAAGCTATTATCATACAAATTAAGCTGTACTTGATTAGAGCTCGCTGATAAACTATAAAGTATATCTGTTGTATTGTCGTATGTAAATCTAGTACCTCCTTTAAATAATGTTTCCCCGGTGTCGCTTTCTGGGGTAACAGGCATAAATTTACTATTTTTTACAAAACTACCAGAAAAAGTGTGTGAAGCTGTTGGTGTTGTAGTAAAATAAAAATACGTTTCATCGTCATAAACAAATAGAGTACTATCTATCGTATCATCGAGTACATTAACACCTTCCACTTTATCGATATAGCTAAATGGGTCTATTTGAATCGGAAAAAGATTATCTTTAGCCATTTTTGTGTCATTGTTCCGAACGTCATTTTTACCACTCGATAATCCAAGAAAATAAGCATTTCCGCTCTTTGCAGAATTTTTAAAGTTTAATAAATCTGTTTGTGATATAATGTTAAGAGCATATAGGTTTAGGTTATTTTTATTAAGAATTTGTAAATTTGTGTCAATAAAAGATTGATCAATTACAGCTCTTGGTGACACGACTGGTTTTGTCAGTACACTAGATTCACTAACCGGGGTAGTAGTTCTATCAAATTCCAATTTATTTAAAATACAGTTAGCGAAAAAGGTACTTTTTGTTTTAAGAATTTGTGAGGTATTAGAAAACGTTTTTCCTGTATACGGTATACCTGCGCGTACATTTACAAAGCCCGTGTAATCTACACCGCTTAGAGTAAATGAATTACCGGTTGTATATTTAAAATATTCAATCATTTTTATAGTCTATAAATTTAATATCGTTAATATTTGTTGTTTTCGGTACTACGTTACCAATATTTGACATTATAATATTTTTTACCTCTTCTCTAATACTCTGATTAGTAATATTTAAATTCTTAATGTTAATATCAACTACATTGCTTTTATGTTTAAGATTAGTATTAATTGAATTTACCAAATCAATATTATCAGTTAAGTTTCTCATTCCACAAGGTAGTGATATCGTAATGTCTTGTATTGTATTCAAATTGCTACCAAAAAGAAACGCTAACCGTTGATTTTCATCTAACGGTTCTAATGAAAGATATAAATTATCAATTGCAATCCTTTCTTTTGGGTCGGAAGCTGCATTACGAAGTATTTCTATATCTTTATCTACATTGTTTTCATCTTTATAATATAAAAATATATCCCCAAAAAGTAAATTTTTTGTAAACATCTGAAATGCATTAAGCTTAAAGCTATAAACTTCAACAGAATTAAGAAACAGTTTACCAACGCCTAACGTAGCATCAAAAGATATGAAAATATTATTTTTTTCAAATAAATCAATTTCGAAATCGTATTCAAAAGTTGTTTTACCTATTCTCGCAGATAAACTAAGACCAGTTGAACTATTATCAAAAAACTTATATGTAAATTTACATTTTTTCCCTATTTTTTCGAATCTAATTCCTCCATCTATCGCATTTCGCTGTGACTCTATATAAAAATTATTTGCGTCGTTTTGTATAGTAAACCCTAATCCAAAACCACCATTTTTATTTATAGTAGTAAAATAATTATTTATTTTCTCACCTATAATAGAAGTATCACAGTAGTTTGTTGGTGATTTTACGATAAAATCATTTTTTGATACTCTAACGTACTTATACCGCTTAGAAGGTTCAAATACCAAATCACTTTTTTTATCAAAATAATATTTTTTTGAAATCGAAGTTTTTAAAGCGGAGTTTGTCATTATTAAGTTTTCAACCGCCGTGTCGTAAGTAATGTCATATGCAAAAATTCCTTGCAGTGCCTCTTCTTTTGTTGTTAAATCTGGATAAAAATATCTATCAACCCACTCCCCACGCTGACCAATACTACCGGCAGAAAGCCATGTACAAAGGTAAGTTACATTTTCATTCTTGTCTGTATTGTCATCTAGGTTATAGACACGATCTGATAAATCTGGTGTCGGAAATGCAAAAGAACCACAATCAGCAAATTTTGTGTCATTGATGTTTATTTTATTAAAAGGCTGTAAAGAAGATGGAGTTGTAAAATGAGTTGTACCGGGTGTTATAACTAAGTCGTAATTATTGTATACATAGTTTAATGCTAATGTTTCATTTTGTTCACTATCTATATCTGTAAAAATACTAGTATAATTTCTTAGATTTTGCGAAAATATAGCAGTTTCAGATGTCGATAAAAGATTATTAGAAGATGTAAATGAGTCCTGTGTGTTAACTATATTTTTTAAATTAAGCAAGTTAAACACTTGCGAAGAATCATTACTCGAGCTATAAAATAAATAATTTGACGGTAAGTTAAAATCACTCTTTGAGTTGTTAATCTTACCAGTGTTGCTGTATGTAATATATGACGCATTATACGGCGAAGGCGTCTTTAAATTTAGTTCTTGATCAAGTCGTATGTTATACGAATTAACAACAAACTGATCATAAGTAATCCCAGGCGCTAGTCGTTGCGCTATCACCTTACCACCATCGCTAGTAATTACATATGTATTAAGTACACTACTAGCATTTTTTGTTGAGTATAAATTAATATAACTGTTAGTTAGATATTTTGATAAGTTATATCTTAAGTTAAAACCAGACAACGGTATTTGACTTTCTGATACAAATAATACTTCCCGAGTATCAGTAAATACATCGCTATCTTCAACAACTAAAAAGTATCGAAGATCATTTATTCTAGTAGATACCCTGCAATTAAAATTATCTACTAGATCGATTTCAAAAACATCTCCATTACTAGAAACAATTTCAGGAACCCCATAATTTTCTGCTTCATAAATTTTATTTTCAAGTTTAAAGGAGCTTATAGAAGCAGATTTAAATTTACAAAACGCGCCACTGCTAAATCCAAAATTTAATGTTGTAGAATATGTTGTGGGCTTTATATCGGGTGAAGTATATGTAGTTACATCATCTAGTAAAAAATTATTCGTAAGATAAAAATTAGTATAGTTTAAATTTTTAAAGCTCTGTGAACTTGACAAAGCTTGAATAAAATTTATTTTAAAACCTCCATTAAAGGTTCGTGGAAATTGATCTAGAGCAATATTCATCGGGCAAAAGCTAGCTTCAGCTGAGCTAAGTGCGCTTAAACTAGATTTTATTAAAGATCCCATTAACAATATTTATGCTGTGTCTTCTTTATAAGATTCGTTATCTAGCTGAACAATATAATCATCTTTTTTGGTTAATAGTGTAAATCTCGAACTATTATTTTTATTATTCAAAAGATCCAAACCAACTACTTCAACATCTTCTATTGTTTGATAATATCCCTCTGTACGTATATTCAGAGGAGCACTCAATGTCGTCGTCTCACCTGTAACATAACCTATGTTAATTTTTAATACTACAGATTTATTTAATGCATAGCTTGAAGGCTCATATATATGGTTATACACATCAGATAAGTACTTTGGTGCCACTCCGTTAATTATTTCCGGGTAGATAGAGTCCTTTGTATAATCTCGAAAAACAGAAACATCTGGTTCAAATATAGGCGTATTATCACCCCAATCAATTGCTACATAGTTTGGAAAAGTTCTCGTATAAACGTCAACTAAATTTAAATTAAAGCTAGTTACGTCAAACAGATCAATTTCGTTGTAAACTCTAGTATCGTTAGGACCGAAGGTAGAAATATTAAAATTATACGTATTCATAGTATTAAAGCTGCTGCAGACAGCGGTTTTGGTGAAACATCTGTTGTGGTTAGCGATGGCACTGTCGAAGATAAAACAAAATTTAAATTTTTAAAATTAACAATATTTCGCGCTGACTGTGTAAAGTTAAATGTAAATCTACTATTGTTACATACATATGCCTCGGAGTTTAAAAATTTAATTTCATCGACATATTCAAAAAGATAGTTTAACAGAACCGGTCCTTTATTCTGATCTTTTATAATAACTGCTAAATTGAATTGTTCATTTTCGCTACTATATGTAAGTATTGGCTTACTACATTCTATATATACTGAGTCATCTCCTGTTAAATTAAAGTATAGCGCTGAAGATAATACTGGATTTCCGGTCGTTGGAAATATCTGTTCAGTTTTATCAGCCTGATAGTTATATCTGTATATTTCCGGGTAAAATCTATCCCCTTTAAACCCTAATTGTGTTCTTGCCATTTTACAATAAAACACATTATTATCTACCTTTAATCGATTACTTACTTTATCAAAAAAGTTTGTATTAATAGTTAATGTGTTTGTAAATGTATTAGGTGTTTTAAATTTATTATCTACATAATTACATCTTTCAATAATCATATGCCCACTTGTTTCAACAAATAACGTATTATAAAAGATATCAAAATTAGTTACAGCAGTAGACAATTCATTACAAATTGAATTATTATATTTTAAAGTAAGGTAAGGGAACCATTCTGTAAACTCTCTTACAGCTGGCTCATCCCAGGCTTTGTTTATATTTTTTACATAAATCTTACCTAGATGTTCACTTTTGTCAAAAAAGCTCTCATGTGCTGACGTAACGTCTGCTATTGAAGTTTTAGAAAAAACAGTTGCATTATAGTCAAAGTTCTCTTCAGGCGGGGTATAATTAAATACAATATTATCTGTAAATCTTAACCCATCGTAATTTTTAACATTATTACCAGTATTTCCTGAACCACCTGATAAACGTACATTATAAGTAAAATTACCCGATAAACTTTTTGTCCACGTATCTGTCGGGTCACATAATGCTGTAAATATAGTCCTAGTCGCGAAATCCGCATTATCCGGATAAGGCGGATTAACGTTGAATTCACCTATACCGGCTTCTGTTAGTTCAGAAAAATAAAATTGAGCAGAACTATTAGCATATGAACTTAATTGAGATACTGGTGAGATTCCCTTAACAGTAGCGCTTGTAGGATCTACTAGGGATTCTGTATCAGAAAATTTAAAATATGCACCCTCTTTAATATCTGCATCTATTGTTAGGGATTGTGGCCGGCCATAATCAACTTCTAAAAAATTTGAAGGTTGTAGTAACTGCTGGTAAGGATTAAAATATCTAAAGAAAATATTATATGCAGATGTTGGAAAGCTGGTCCAGTTACCTGGTGTATCAGGTATTAAGTTTGCCGGACCTCTACCGGTAAATCCGTTTGTAAATGTCGAGAGTCCAGATCTTATAGTTTCAGAATAAGTTGTTGTATCTGTTGATCTGTAATCGAACGTAAATCCTTCACCATATAAGTCATCAAAAAATTGATAACCATTTAACATTAAACTCTTAATTTTTTTCGCTTCTTCTAAAACAACATTATTTCGATAATAATTATTATCTTTTACTAAACCAAAAATATTACCAAATAAATCCTTTTTACTATCATCTATATATCCTTGATCAAACAAATATGATAGATCTGTGTTTAAGTTAACACTATTACCTATTTTAGAATTATAACCTACAAAAGAAGTACTATCTCTATCTGTGTTAGGCTGATTTACAGCAATTCCTTTACTAGCATTATTAATTGATCTTGAGGTATCAACTATAAACGTTAATACACCGTCTGTGTTAGTAAACAAATTTGGGTTTGGAAATATATATAGTTGATTAGGTGGGTAAGTTTTTTTAGTAAAAAACTTTAATCGGCGACCCTCAATAGTAACAATTGCTGAATTTTGCGGTCTAAAGAACCCTAAATCACGCTCACTAATAATTTCATTTGAGAATACAGAAGCTGTAGAAGGGAAATCTTGATTTAAGAAATTAGCGTAAGGTTTTTTAGCTTTAAATAAAAGCGGCGGCGCGCCATTTTCATCTAGATTCGGCGTTCCGTTTTCATCTGTTTGCAGATAAAAAAAATCTACGCCCATAAATTTTTCGGTAAGCTCTCTTTTATTACTAAATAAAGAATCTTCAGTAATATTATAGTTCAAACTTTCTCGACCTTCTTTAAGAGTAATTAGATCTTCCCCTACATTAGCAAAGACCTGCTGAACTAAATCTTCATCATCAGTTAAAAATATATTATCCTTAGGTAATCCAGCTGGATCATAACTTTTAAAAGTTCTACCATAGTCATGTGAATCAGGCAATCTATTAAAATATTGCGAAAAATTATCAAAATATTCAGTAATAGAAATTGTTAAATTTTCTTTGATCTTAGTTACATCATAATCACGCGCTGCTGTGCTTCTATTTTCTAGAAAATCGAGAATAAGGTTAATAGTTGCTTGCTCTACTCCAAGAGAGCTGCCCTTTACCTTTGCTTTTGTAGATGCATAATGTAGGGTATCTCTCTTCTTCTTATAATATGAAATAATATCTCTTATTTTTTTACTATAGAAAGACATTGCAACTTCTACATCGTAAGGATCAGAAAAATCTAATTGAGTAAGAAAAGTTCTCTCAGCATTAGTAGAAAAATCTAAAGTTATATCCTTTAAGAAATCACGGTACCGGTCAATAATTATTTTTTTATTATCTTTTGGTGCACTAATAGTTTTTTTATTCCACCTATTAATGTATGTACTATAAAATTGTGTTAAAGTTTCCGGCTTGTACGACTCGCTTACTGTCTCGATGAACTCAACAAATGAAAACGGGGTAGATCGATCTAATGCATTTTCAGATTTTACATTAGGATTAGTTATCGATAAATTTACCTCAGGGAAGCCTGTAACGATAGTGTCCATTAAACATATTTATCTCTAGAACAGAGATAGACTACTAAATAAAGAGTTCTGAATCATAACATCAAAAACATTATTATCTCCTACAAGCGCGCTTAGAGGCGTATCATGTTTTAATGTTGTTAGCCCGTTAGAATAATCGATTAATCCATCTTCAATAGTATTATCAAAACCACTAGATAAGCTATAAAATAAATAAAATTTATCTACTTCTGCCGGTGTATTATATGTAGGGGGTAAAACAAGAGGCCATCCCCAATACGGTGCACTACTAGTTCGATCATATTTAGTAGTAAAATCACTCAACATATATGTTGTTGTTCTACCAGATTGTGAGGCTTGATTACCACTAAGTGCACATAGAGGTTGAAACGTGTTTAATCTTGTATATGTTTCACTAAATTTTTCATACGCTACAATATCTGTACCAGCAGATATTTCGTATTTTGTTGTGTTTAACAACCCTCCTAAATTTTTTCCATAAACCCTTTTTGTTGTATGGCCCTGAGGATCAAAATTACTTTCAAATTTATTTTTTGTTCCTCTAAATTTGTTGTAATTTAAACTCAATATACTCATTAACCTTTCTACTAACTCTGGCTGTTGGGCTAACGATCTATCAAATACTAGCCCGTCGTCATCAGTTAGAGTAGACATATTAATAAGAGAATTAATATCACAGTAATCTATATCATTATTATTTGATGTGAAGTTTTGAATTTTTTCCCAAAGCTTTTTACCCAACACTGTGTAGTTACTGCTTATATTACCAAATATTGTTCCTAAAAAGTCTGTAAATAGTATATTTTTATCTAACAAGACCTCTTGAAACCTTAAATCTTTTATTGTTTGTTCGTAATCAAAATCTTCATTTTGCTTATATGCTTCGTAGTAATTTTTTGGATAGCAAGTAAATGAAGTAAATCCTGTTACAGTATTTGTTGTTGATGTGGATACATCCTCATATGGACATTTTGCACTAAGTGTTAGAAATGCCGGTTCACCGGATATAGGCAAAGTAGTATCATTAAATTTTAAAGCACCCCTATACCAAAAATTTGTATTTATCGAGGATAATGTAGCGCTTAAAGTTTGTATAGTGTAGTGTGTTGTACTTACCGGTACCCCACTAACGCCAGGTATAATTTCAGGTGATCTACCAGAGAGAAGCTCAAAGATTGGGTACCTATGACTCGACAACGACTTCATCGTGTAGTAGTTGTCATTTTTCGGTGCAAGAATGAACGGTATATCTAATCCTTTAAATTGTGATGGAGAAATTTCGAAAGTATCAACACTATCCCCTTCCCCGGGTATACCTGTCGAAGTTATTGATATGTTACTTAAATTTTCTGCAGAGGTTGGACCAACTAAAGAGGAAAGAGTTACGGTAAAGTTATTGGTATAATTATTATTTTTATATCCCGCTAAACTATCAGAGAAAATATCATTTCTATTCTTAAAGAAAATTAAATTAACAGGCGTTCCAGCGTGTTTTTGATCATCAGTTTTAAAGTATATTATGTCTTGTCCAGACGACCCAACATTAAAGCTTGATATATGAGTGCTTAGCGTATTTACTATTGAATAGGCTGTTAATCCTTTACCCTTTGCAATCCCGTTAGTGCTTAAACGAACAAATATGTTAGATGAAGATAGAGAAATCTTGTTTATTGGTGTATATTCATATCCGGATAGTGTCGATATATATTCTTTTTTGTAGAAGGAATTAAATTTTTTAAGATTGTTAAACTTGTTAGCATCTAAATTATAATAATTAAGAACATCACAGCCTGATACACTAAAAAATATATCTTGTAAATTTTGATAAAATGGCGATTTTGAGTTAATAACAATTGGGTTAGAAAACTCTCCGGCAGACAAATTCAGTAAATTTGTCTTTCCTAAACCACTGGTAACATTATTAGCAGTTACCGTAACGGTGTTAGTTATGTAGTCATGTATTGTTACATCTGTGCTATAGGACGCAAGTATAGAATTATTATTACAATCACGTAAAATCATTCTTACGTTATAAACGCCCGGGTATTCATAAACATGCGAACTCGTAAGAGTGTTGCCATAACTACCGTCTCCAAAATCAAATGTTGCCTTAAGAGTATTATATTGAGTAGTTACTGCAGTTCCTCCAAGAGAGCTAGGAATACGAGCCTTAAAGGTAAGTGGGGTGAAAGGAAGATTATAAGAAGATAACAGTGCTTCCTTCTTATAATCTTCTACATCAAATGTCGCATAATTTACTTGTATATTACTCATCTGTTATAACGATTCGCTTAGCCACGGATAACGGTGAGTATAAGTAAGGAAACTTAAAAAACGGTAATGTTTTATCTTGGTTTACTAATTCTATATCACTTTCCGGGTACTGTGGGTTAAAAGATAAAAACGACACCCCACCGGTGAATATTTCCCCTGTTAATTCATTTCTAGTCTCTATTCGCTTTATTCCCTCTAAAGAAAGAATATTATTGGTAAGATTTGTTAAGCTTAAATTTTGACCAAGCGAGTTTTCCTCAGGATCAAAAAACTTCTTAATTATGCTAGCTATTCGCGTCTTAAGTGTTGTTTTATTAATTTTGTTATTTGTCTCCCTAACAGCGTATAGCTTAGTTTGATCTAATATATCCAACGTTAAATTAGTCGTATCACCGATTCCTAATCCAAAAGCCATATAAATTGGATCTCTCGGAACAACAGTATTAGACAGCATTTTTCTGTCCTGCGTCTGCGTTACAATATAATTCTTAAATGAATTGCTTAAAAAGGGCGGATAAGTTTTATCCTCAGTAATGGTAAATCTAGGTACAACAAATACGTTAATATTATTAAAATCACACGCATCAGCAAAATTTACCTGGTTAATTATTACCCTATTTACTTTATTAGGATCAACACATATATCATAAAAATACTGTATATATTCATTAATATAACTATCATTATTTGCAACACGTGTACTAGTAATTACGTTAGCTAAATTTCTATCCAAAAATCCTTGATAATCCTTTTCTGTTACTAATCTTAATTGTGAAGAAAATAATTTCGGAGCATTTAATCTAATCTGCTCAACAGTTTCTTCTGTTGAAAGAGCAGAAGAATTAAGTGGGTTATTAAATGTAATTTTTGAGCTATTTGAAATATTTAAAAAGGTAGTTTCACTCTTGTTTGGGTATAGATCTTGAAATAACTCACGTTGTCTAGTTGAATCGTAGACAAATAGTTTATTACCATTAATAACGTTTTTGCTAATAACACCTGCAACGTTATCAGATAACAAATAATCAACAGACACAATATCACCTTGTGTTAGTTTTTTACCAAACACCCCGTTACCAAATTTTACTTCATAGTGACCGTATTCATTTAATCTAAGCTCGCAAACGCGGTCGACTGACTTTGAAAGATATAAACTCTCTACAATATCGTATTCATAATACGTATCGTTACCTGCCTCCTTAACATAAACACTTATTGTACCATCAGCAATAAATTTATCATCTGTATTATCGACAATATTATCAACAACAATTGGTAAGACTTCAAACTCTTCACCTTGAGCTGTATAATCCGGATATTCTTTAATAGAACCTTGATATAATATAGCTTCGTTATTTACTGTTTCAAGTTTTTCTACTTCACCAGGTGAGTTTCTATTAAACGAAATATCTCCAATAAAATTATATTGAATACCGTCTGCTAGAAAGTAAGAATATTTTCGAATAGTGTAATTACCGGTAGGTAGACCAGCAGAAGCAACCGCATTTATTGGTACAATAGAGGTTTGCTTACCTGCCGGCTTATACCCTATGAGCTTTACGATCTTATTCATATTCTCATATAGAGTAGCTTGATCAAAATTTACCTCAGCAGCTGTATTGTTTAAGTAAAATAAAAGAACATGGTAAGAATAAGCAATTATATCAATTACTGCTGCTAAGTTACTACCTTCATAATTTTGATCCGTAAATTTTTCATTATCGTCTAATCGATCAATAATATAATCCTTTAAGCTTACAGCATCAAACGCAACATATGCATCTTGCGGTAGATTAAAATCTAAAAATTTATTTGATATATCGTTTGTAGAATTTGGCATGATTTTATAATACGTAGTACCCGTTACTATTTAATAACGACTTAAGTGTTATCCCGTATGCATTTAGCGACGGTATGTTTATTTGCATAGCTATGTAAAATTCTTGCTCATCTGTAATAGCATCAACATTTACATTTAATAATTGTATTCTCGGCTCCTGATCAGGTAACTTAGTCTCTATGTCATATTTTATCATGTACGCAGTAGAGCTGTTTACAGGTTCAAAAAGATATCTTCTCAAATCTAAACCAAATTGTGGGTTTAATATTTTTTGTCCCGGTGAAGTTAAGAATATATTTATAATGCTATTTTTAATTGCCTGTATATCGTACGACCCTTGTACATCTTTTAAAACTACAGCTTTATTTAGCTGTTTGTTGTAATATACCTCTGGTACTAAATCAAGAAAGAGATCCTTATACAGATACCCTTCTTTTAAAGCAGCATCTTCACTTTTATCAACTGATACATCTGTTAATTTTATAAGAGCCATTTATAATATTTAATACCTGGGTGGTAAATCCAATTTAAGGAACTATAATATAATTATAGTATGCGTGTTAAAGGTAAAACTGCTGTTGATGTAGAAATAACTCCATTTGAACTAGTAAGGGCTCTTAAAGAAGAGGTGTATTCTAGAATGAATTTCCCTAATCCAAATGAAGGGCGAGTATACATCAAAGACGGGCGATTTGTTCATGAAAAGTCCGTATATACAACACATTCTTTTGAGATTGAAGAAGACTTAGGACTCGCTATACAGGACGACGAAGAGGTGTTTACAGCGCTTCATACTTTAGCAGAATTTCTTAGAGATTAAGTTCCGCAATACCGTGTGATTATTTGCAGGTCTGCATAAATAATATTATGGCAGATAAAAAGTTTGTTAACTTGCATGAATCTTATATGAGGAGATACGAGCGCGGAGGCTTCCTCGTCGGTGATGTTTTTGAGTTTAATGATGACTATGAATCAACTGATTGTTATAAAGCGCTCCCCAAAGCTACAAAAGATCTTTTAGCTAATATGAAAGACTCCGGTCTTCATATTAGAGTTACCGGCATTAAAGATACAGCACCTACTCGCTACCCTGCTAGTTCACAACAGTCTTCCTTAGATGTAAATTTAAATCTGGCGCTCGATGAAGGGGGCGGTAGATATTCCCATCACGTTACGGTACCTGGTTTACTTGGACACGCCGTGCAATACGCTCCAAATCTTCTGCCTATCCCTGATACTCTTTACCGTAAGAGCGACGTTAATATTAAGCCAGAAGAAGCAGAAGAGACGACAGCCCCACAGGCACCAGAGAATCCAGTAAGAGCATTACCGAAACAAAATACTGAGATTCCTTGCGATCCAGCTACTCCTTCCCCAGCTGTTACATCGTATACAAATCAGTATTTGTCTGATCTTAAGAAAGCTTAAATCTTTTCCAGATTTACTAAACACGCAAAGGCGTTAATTTCTTTATCTACAACAAACGCACTTTTATAGAGATGATCTGCAATAATAGCAATCATCTCTTTCTTTTTGATATCATCGATATTAGCAGAGTAGATAAAGTTTAGATAGTTACTTAATAGAGTATCATAATCACCTTGAAACCTATCTTCGTTTTCAATTAGATATCTCCTTGCTTCTAAACATTGCTGAGAAGCTATTTTTTTGTAAACGGCTTCGAGCAACTCGTTATCACTAACAACGCTAGTAATGCACAGCTCTGAATCAATAACATTCTTTTGTAGTTCATTGATCGTTTTCCGTAGATCGGGGAAGTGACGCTTGACGAGTTGGACGAACTTTTTCTTTTGTTCTT